CATCTGTTGAAAGCTGCCGAACTGTTTTTGGAACGTCGCTTCGACGTCACGGCCTTCGAGTTCCTGCTTGCTCGGCCCACCGATGGCGAACAGTTTGCTCATGAGCGGGCCGATCATCGAGCCGATGACCGACCCGATGCCTGGGAGCGCGGTCCCGAGCAGCTGCCCGGATCCCTCGGAGATTTTGAAGGCGCCTTTCGTCAGGCTGTTCCCGAGCGAGTTGAGTGGACCACCTGCGGTGAACAGGCTGCCGCCGATGTCGCTGCCGAATGCTTTGAGCGCGCCGCCGAGTCCCCCGCCGCCGGTGAGCCCGCGCTCGATGAGCGTCGGCAGCCGCGCCAGGCCGCCTTCGATCCCGCCCAGCCAGCGCTCGAAGACGTTCGTGTTGTCCGTGAGGTGCGAACTCAGATTCGGAATCGTCAGGTCGCCGAAGGACAGCGTCGTCGAATCGAGCGCGTTCATCGCATCGACGGCGTCCTGGATCTCGGCGCGATGGTTGTGCAGGTAGTCGCGCGCTTCCTCGGTGGCGGTGCCGACGTCGTCGCCGTAGTTCTTGACTTTGAAGCTGAGGTCCTGGAACGACGTCTCGAGGCCCTCATTGATCGTCGTGAGGCCGCCGAAGATATTCCGGTCGTCGTTGGCGGCATCGCCCACCTTCGTGACGGCCTCGGCGAGGGCTTCGTGCTTTTTGACGGCCGCGTCGACTTCCTCCGCGTTCGCGTGGATGCTGATCGACAGGCCGTCGAGCCCGGCGGCCGTGTCCCAGGCGGTATCGCGGTCTTTTTCGAGTGCCTTCGCGTACGCCTCGGCTAAAAGCTGTGCCTTGGGATCGAGAAATTGGCCGGTGGTATTCGGGGCGCTGCCGGGCACGAAGATGCGGTTCAGCTTTTCGGCGAGGTCGAGCAACGCGGGGATGAACAGCCGGCCGATGTTCGTGGTGAAGAGCGCCCACTGTTCGTGGAGCGCCCGCACTTTCATCTCGAAGTCTTCGGCCGCTTTGGCGTCGACCTCTGACCAGACGGCACCGGCCGCCTCGCCCTGTTCCGCGAGGCCGCGTAAATCCTTCGAGAGGACGGCGACCTGATCGCGGACCTGGCGGCCGCCCAGATCCATCAGCGCGCGTCGGACTTCATCACCGGACACGCTCGTGCTGCGCAGCGCATCGCTCAACAGCAGGATGCGTTCAGAGGGGGCGGCGTCGATGAATTCGTCGACGTCCAGGCCGAGTTTCTGGATTGCGCTCCGTGCTTTCTCCCCGGACGCGCCGACGTCGCCCAGTCGGACCGACATCATGTAGGCGATGTTGGTCAGGCTTTCAACCGACCCGCCGGCGATGGTGGTCGCGTAACTGAGTTTGGAAATATTCTCGGTGCTGTCGCCGACCTTCTCAGAGAGATTGTTGATCGCGCTCCCAACCGCGGCCGCCTTTTCGCCGAGATCCAGAACCCCGACGGCGAGGGCGGCGAGCGCGGCCGCCGCAACGGCGACCGCGACGCCGGCCGTGCCCAACGCCTCGGTTAGGTGGCCACCGAGCTCGCCGGCGAGGTTTTTGACCGAGCTGACCGGGTGCTCGATCGCCTCCTTGAGTTTGTCGCCGAACTCCTGGACGGCTTTCTGGCCTTCGCGGGAGTCGCCGGTGATCAGGAGTTTGAGTTCTTCGATGGTCATGCGAGGAGCTCACTCAGCAGCATCAACACCTGCACGAAAAACCCGCCCCCCCCGTCCTGGCGCTCGACCGCCTGCACCAACCGCTCGTTGAAATCGGCCTGGGCGCGGGCGGCGAGGGCCAGGTCGAAGTCGAGCGCCACGAGCGGATCACGCACGGCCAGCAACGTCGACGGCCGCGTCGAGTAGCGCCTCGCCGTTTGGTCCAGCAACAGCGCCTTCGGATCGCAAACAACGAAACTCCTTGAGGGCTTCACCCAGGGCCAGCGCGGACTTGAAACGCCGGTTCGTCGCGCCGAAGATCGCGACTTTGTCGTCCATGTCGAAGTCGTCGACGCAGATGGCTGAGAGGCCGTCCGCCTCCACCGGTGTCGCGACGATGCGCGGGGTGCGGGCCGCGGCGATCGCCCAGCGGTCCATGAAATTCAGCCACGCGATCGGATCCTTGCGCGTCTCGTCCGGCAGAGACGGGCCGGTCCCCGCGTCAGCCCACGCTTTGAGGACCTCGAGGACGTGCGCGTAGACGGCCAGCGGGAACACGTTCTGCGTCATCAACTCGAGGGGATCGGGCGCCTGACACTCGATCTCGCCCCCGCCGCGCAGCGTGACGACGACGGGACGTCCCTGAAGGAATTGCTGCGTCACTTTCGCCATGGAGCCTCACACACTCCCGGAAATGGAAAAGCGACGAGCACCGTTCCGGTCCAGCGCCCGTCGCCTGCACGACTCGTGCGGCCGCGGTGTGAGCACGATCCGCACCCGGCCGCGCGCGGCATCGCTAACTCATGACTACGAAAGTGAGTTAGCTACAACTCGTAATAGAACTGGAACATCGCATCGCCCGCGGTCCTGGAGGGGTCGGCCAGTCCCGTGAACTCCGCCGGCCACATCGCCGGCTTCGTCCGCGAGAACGGATAGATCAGGCCCTTCGACGGGTAGGCTTTGTAGAGCATGATGACGATGTACTTCGACGTGTTGATGCGCTGGCGCGAGGTCAGCATGACGACCTGCGTGAAGGTCGTGAAGGCGCCAGACCCGCTGCCGCCGTAGAACGCCTCCTTCGTGCCGTCGGTGAACTGGCCGATGTTGTCGAACGCCGTCTGCAGGGCCTTGACCGTCGACTCCTCCGCGGTGAACGTCACCTTCGCGCTCTCCTGCTGCAGGTAGACGTCGACGCCGGCGTAGAACTGCTCCGCCTGGATCTCGGCCTTCTTGGCTTCGTAGGTGAAGGTCGTGTCCGCGTTGGTCAGGCCGATTTCGGTGCCCGTTGCGGGAACACCGGCGGTGTGGCCGACAAAGGTGGGCGGGGCGCCGCTCGCCGGCGCCGTGACGCCGACGAAGATGCGGGCCGGGCCCACGTGAATACGATTCGGGGTAAACGCCATGGTGCTCTACTCCTCTGCGGCCGGGCCCAAGTGTGAACGATTCGGGGTGAACGCGATGACGCCGGGCTCGTCGGCAACCATCGCGGCCTGTGCCTGGGCGATCTGGGATCTGAGCGTCTGGACACGCGCGACGGCCTCATAGAGACGCGCTTCGAGGAGCGTCACCTGTTCGTGCGGCCTGAACCGCTCGAAGTCATGCGGAACCGCGGTGGCGAGCAGCACGTTGCCCGCTTCGTCGATGGCCTCGACGAGGTCCCGGATGACGTTGTCCTCGGCGACGTGGGGCGGCAGCTCGAGGATGGCGCCCCCCACGAGGATCTGGCCGTGGTGCGGCAGCAAACAACCCGCGCGGACGCGATACCGTGCCATATCTCTCTCCTACGTCGTCGGCGCGACGCGCAACACGCCGACCGTGACGGTCGTCACGCCCGAGTACGTGACTTGGCAGTTGCCGTTCACGTCACGGAACCGAAACAGACTGAAGGGCCCGAGAATGCCCAGCTTGCCGGCATTGACCGTGAACGCCTTGTCATGCGCGGCGTTCGTGACGCCAAAGTTGTCGGCGACGGCCGCCACCACGGTCGAGATCGTCACCGTGATGTTGCCGCCGCCGCCGTTGTTGACCACCAGGAGGTCGCGGCCGGTCATGAAAAACGAGTCGCCACCGCCCGCCGCGGCCACCAACTGCGCGAGCAGATCGGTAATGCCGACGTCGGGACCGGCGGCGATGCCAGTCAGAAGTGCCATGTCGAATCCCTCCCTAGACCACGTACGTCGGCACGTGCAGCACCGTCACGGCGCCCTTCACGAACGGATGCCCTTGCGCCGGCATCAGTTGCGAGTACTCCTCGCTCACCACCTCGAGGGGCCCGCTGTTCGCGATCGGCAGCGTCACTGGCCCCAGCAGCGGCCAGAGCACGTCGCGCGTCGCGCGCACCAGGCGCTCGAGTTGCGCCGTAATCGTCTGCTCGTCGTCGCCGACGTGGGTCCAGACGATGTGCACCTCGTGCACCGCAAATTTCGCCTGCGATTCGCTCGAGTACGTCGAGCGAATGCCGATGACCTCCACGACCGGAAACCCCTGCCCGGTCTTCACGAACCGCTCACTCTCGAACACCGCCGCCGGCCCTGGCGTGGCGCTCGTGACGCCTTTCTCGGTATCCACGGCCGCCAGCGCCGTCAGAAACGCCGCGTTCCCCAGGAGCACCGCGACTTCGTGCTTCGCGTCTTGCAGGTCGCCGAGCATCTAGCCCAGCCTGGCGTGAATGCCCTGCGCCACGTCCGCGATGAAGTCCTTTCGGCGCGCCGTCCAGGCGTCTTGGACGAACGCCTGCATCTGTTTGCCGACCTGTCGCATGAACTCGGCCGTCACCCGCAGCGGCGGGCGCTGCGGCAAATGCGCGCCCCCGAGCTGGTGATAGATCCCGTAGGGGACCGTCGTGCCAAGCTCCAGCGTGGTCGGCGTCGTGGCAAAGATCGCCCCCGGCGCGGAGCCCGAGGCGAGCGACGCCTTCAGGGCTCCGCTGCGCACGAGAATCCCCTTGCCTGGAAAGTGCACTGCCTTCCACGCCGCGTATCTCGGCGACAACGGCGCCCAGGGGGACCCAGAGGCGCCGCCCTCGAGCACGAAGTCCTGCTGGACCATGCGGTAGAAGAACGGGGCGAAGCGCTCCGTCCAGAAGGGCGTCCAGTCGGCGATGTCCGTGCGGAGACGATTCAGACCGACCGACAGCGCCGGGAGCCCGGGCAGCGCGAGCGTCAAGCGGATCGCGGCGGGATCGGTCATAGGACCTGGTACCGAGACACGACCGGCGTGTCGACCGCGTAGTTGTCGTCGTCGATGAGGCCCTGCGCCATCGAGCGCAGGACGCTCTCCGGCTGTTTCAGGAGTTGATCGTTGGTGCGCGGCGCGTCTGGCAGTTCAAAGCGATCGTGCGCATCCGAGAGCCGCTTGAGCCAGTCGTCGAACAGTTGGAGCCAGATGTTCTTCATCTCGCGGCCGCTGGCGTTGACCGACACCGTCACGCCGGTGTCGCGAATCTGCTGGGCGAGCCCGGCGGCGCCCCACGCGCACGCCTCTCGGAGCAACGCCAGCGAGTTCACGCCCGCGATGATCGGCACGACGTACCCGACGTTGAAGATTGAACCATCGATCCGCTTCGCCACGCTCTCGATGAGGGCCGTCACCTGCGCCTCGTTCGGTTTGGACGTCGCGGTGAAGGGCACCTGGGAGACCAGGGCGTTCACGTCGCCGAGGGTGCAGTAATGATCGATGGCCATCAGCTGTCGTACTGCTGCACTTGGATCGCGAACGTGAATACTGCCGCGGTCACGTTGGCGACCGTGTACTGCGCACGCACGATTGCACCAATCGGGCCGAGGAGTGGGCTGCTCGCCGCGGCGAGCGTCTTGGTCACGGCCTTGTGCATCGGGGTCGGGGCCGAGGATTCCAGGGTCCAGGCGCAGAGATGGACGAGCGTGCCCCCGTTCCCGAGGACCTGAGTGAAGTGAATGAAGTCGTCAAAGGTCACGCCCTCGTCCCAGGAATGTTGGAGCCAGACGTCGAGCGTGTCGCCGGCGCCCGCCGCGGCGCCGCTCACGTTGAGCGCGAACAGGGCGGCGTTGTTCAGTTCGATGTGTGGCGAAAAGCTGTCGGACGTCCCGGTCCCCGCGCCTGTCTGCGTCTTGCTCGGGAGACCGGCCCACGTGAGCGCCATGATCGCCATCGGCAGTTACACGCTGCTCGGGATGATCTGGTAGGTCAGGTTGAGCACGAAGGTGTTGTCGGCGCCGGCGTTGCCGGTGAGCTCGGCCGCCGCCTGGTTGTGGACGACGAGCGGCTGATTGTCGCCGTTGGCCTTCGTGATGTTGGACGACGCGCCGACCGCGAGCCCTGGTACCATCACCGAAAAGGCGCTCACGGTGTTTTGCGTGAAGGCGCCGATGCCGCCGGACATCAGCAAGGCGCCCCCGCTGTCCTTGAGCTTCAGCGAGAAGTTGTCGCCCGCGCCACCCTGCGTGAAGGCGTTCGTGCCTCCGTACACCAGGCTGATGGTGCACGCGACTGGCACGAGAAGGCGCCCGACGCCTGGAGCCACGACGATCGTGACGGGCGTGGCTCGGAACGCCTTCGCCTGGGCGTTGGTCAGTGTGAGTTGGACCGAGCGGAGGGCCGAGCCGACGTTGTCGCCGAAGAGGAGTCCGCGGACTTTGAAGAGACCACCCGTGCCCTTGTTCATGACTGCTGCTCCTTCACATCGTCTCGGCTTTCCGAGCCGCCATCCGGATTCGAGGTTTACGCGCGGGCGCCGCGCGCAGCCTCGGTCTTGTCGTAGTTCAGGGGCGCGATTTGATCGGCCTGCTTCTGCGCACGTTCGAACTGCTGGGCGTCAGCGGCCGTCTCGTCGACCGTCAGGCCGCGCGCGCTGTCGGGCAGCGACGGTCGCCGGTCCTTGTCCGCGTGCCGGCGCGCGCCATGCGCGTTCAGCGTGTTCAGATCCACGAACTGCCCCGCGCAGTGGCGACACGGATAGACCTCGTCGGTCTTGCGGAGCGCCGTGATGTAGCCCAGCCGGTCGAGCTTCTTGTCGTTCCGCGCGCCCGTGAGCGCGATGACCTGGCCGCGGTCCAGCTCGAGCCCGCAATATTCGATCGCCCGGCGCGACCAGAACAGGAGGCGACCGTGCTCGTCGCGCCGGTCGCCTTTCAGTTCACCGTCTTGTTCGCGCGCGCGGACATCCTCGCCGTCGAGCGCGTTGGTCGGCTTGCCTTTCGCTGTCGCCATCGGTCCTCCATTCACACTGGATGTGTCGTTGTCGTCGCCTCAGCGATGGGGGATCACTCCCACCAGTGGAGGTGGCCGGTGCAGGTCCCTGCGGCGGACGACTGATTCCGCCACCCGGTGTGCATTTGCGTGTTTTCGAACTGGTTCGAGACGCCCTCGCCGCGGGGCACCGCCCAGCGCATCCCGCCGCGCTGGTTGAACGCGCTCAGGACCGGGAACACCGTCGCGTACGTCGTCGGCTCGGCGGTCATCTTCCACAGAATCGTCGACGAGGCCGCGACGAGCGTGTTGCCAAACGGTTCCGGCGTCGGCGGCGAGGCCGTCCCGGTGCCCGCACCGACGGCACTGACGCGCGCCAGCGTCGCGGTATGTGCGATGTCGGCGGGCGCCGTGGTGCCGCCGCCGTACATCGCGGCTTCCACGATTTCGACCGGCGCTTTGGTGACACTGACGAGTTTGATCATCGTGATCACCGACGCCGCCGTCGTGAAGTCGCCCCAGGACACTCCGAATTTCGCCAAAGGATTACCGCGTCCTTTCTATGTGACGACGTTGGACAGGAAGACGCCGGCGTTCTTTGACGTCTGCGCATGCGCGAAGTAGGTGTTCGGCTCGAGGATGTCGACTTCGCGCTCTTCGTCGCGCATCCGCTTGACGTACATGAGCGAGCCTTCGACCCGCTGCCACGTGAAGCAGTAGCCGGCCGAGGGCGTCAGCAACGAGGCCCGCTCGGGCACGTACAGGAGCAGCATGTTCTTGCCCCAGACGCGCGTGTAGGTGACCGACGCCTCGGCCGTGCCTTCCGGCGAGGTCGTGTAGATCGCGCGCCCGACGAGGTACTTCTGCAGGTCGAAGACGTTGCGGATCGTCTCTTCGGTCGGCTTCGCCGGCGCGTTCATGCCCTGGCCGTACTTGACCAGGTCGACGATGTCGGGATGCCACCGGAGTTGCAGGTGCCCCTGCTTGCCGATGACGCCCATGTTGGCCTCGCGTCCGATCAGGCCTTCGACGATGTCCTTGTAGGTGGCGATGTCGACGAGGGGCTGGCTGCCGCCGTAGTCGGACCACTTCACGAAGTCGGTGGTCCCGGCCTTGTCGGTGCCCCACTTCGTCGTCGCGAACCAGTTCGTGGTGAAGCTCACCTCGCGGCGCATCAGCACCTTGTCGGTCGCGAACTCCGTGCCGTCGCGGTCCATGTTGTACGGCGCGTCCTGGTTGTCCCTCTGCTCGTCGGCGATCTCGAAGCCGTACGAGTAGCGGTCGCAGAAGTACGTCGCCGTCGTGTCGACGGAGAACCCGCCGCGCTGGGACTTCGCGCCCGGCGTGCGGACCTTTGCCTCGTCTCGGAACCAGTGCGACTGGTCGTACTTCGGGATGCGGTTGCTCTGCTTGTTCACCGGGACGATCGGAAAGATCTGGTCCACGATGTACTCGGCGTTTTGGTACGCAATGCTGATGTTCGTCAGCAACTGGTCGATGTGCAGTGTCCCTGGCGCAGGTTGCATGGGCATCGGACTGTCTCCCTCTCCCGTTTACGAAACGCTGACCACTCGGTGCGACGCGCGCACGTTACGCCGGCGTCCGGAACGGCGTGCCGAGGATGCCTAGATCGACGCGGATGACCGCCCCGGCCGTGGTGGAGGCGTCCATCGCGGTGCCGACGCAGAGACGGTCGGCGGTCGCGTTCTTCACGACGCGGCCGCTCGAGTCGGCGGCGAGGACGTCGCCGGCCGCGATGGCGGTGCCGCTGCCATCGCTGACGACCTTCGCGATGCCCAGCTTCTGCACGCTGGCCGCCTGGCCCGATTTCGGGGCATTCGTCAGCGGGCCCATCGTGCGGTCGGTGTTGGCGGCCACGAGGTCGACCTTGTCGACGGTGCCCGTCTGCTTGACGAGAAAGAATTGCTTCGCGGACAGATCGCTGTTCGCGATCATGTTGACGTCGAGGATTTCAACTGCTGTCGCCATCGGTCAAGCTCCTTGTGCTACTGCGCCCCGTGGGCCGAAACCACTCGCACGATGTGTCCGCTAGACCCGAACGGCGCTTTCCGTCTTGTAGCGCTCGTAGAGCCCCGGGTGCTTGCCCAGCACCTGCGCGATGGCGTCGGACTGCGTCAGTTTGGTGTTGCTGGTCATGGCCTCGCGCGCCAGGGCGAGGACTTCCTGGGTCGCCGACTGATCGCCGCCGTCGTCGCCAGAGCCGGTTTCTTTGCCGAACTGGTAGATGACCGGCAGGTCCGTGGTGAGCTCGGTGAAGGTCTTCCGGTCGTTGATCGCGAGCGTGACGTACTGCTCGCGCTTCTTCAGCGGCACCTTGCCGGCGCGGATGAGCGCGTCGACGAGCGTCTTCGCGGCCATTTCCTTTTTCTCGGTTTCGAGGGTGGCCACGCGCTTCGCCATCTCGAGGTTCTCGGTCTGGCTGTTGGCCAGGCTGGTGCGGATCTCGTCGAGGGCCGTCTCGTCGGCGGCGCTGGCGGCCGGCTTCGGCGCGTGCTCTTTCGCGAGCGCCTTGACCGTCTCCTCGCTGAGTTCGAACTCGGTGCCCTTCGCGTCCTTGACTTTGATGGTGGCCATCTCTGCTCCTGCTGGTTGAGCGAGCGGGCGGTAATCCGCCACGCATTCCGTGGGGTCGTCGGTGAACGCCACTGCGCCGGCGGCGTCGATGGTGTAGGACACGAAGAACAGACCGTCCGTTTCGCGATACACGGCGCGCCCGTCGAACAAATCGACCAGGTAACAGCCGGAGTCGCCGTACGTGACGGAGAGCGCTTCCTGCACACGGCGTCGCTGCTCGTCGTGGCTGAACGAGGCCCATGGCGGCTCCATGGCGGCGTCGTCGTCGAGCGCGACCGCCGATTCTTTCGCGAGCTTCACCGGGGCCATCCCCTCGACGAAGGGCGTGTTCGTGAGCGCCGCTGAGGCCAGCGTCGGGCCGATCGACTTCTTGCGGTGCTCGCCGTCCGTGTGTACGTGGTCGAATTCGAAAGTCGCCGAGACGAAGCGGTACTCCTCGTTGCGCACGAGGTCGGCGGCTTCGGCCGTCAGCCGGACATGCGCCCAGAGCTCGGTCCCGTCTTCGCGGACCTCGAGGTCCTGGATCCAGCCGGCGGCCTTGCCCTGCTCGATGGTCTCAGGCCGGTTCGTGCCGTGGTTGTAGTCGAGCGGCAGCTCGGTCGGTGTCTTCGGGGTGACGGTCTTGAAGTTCTCGACCATCCGCGCGAGCGTCGCCGTCGTGACCGCGAAGTTTTTGTAGCGCGGACTCCAGAACTTGCCCGTGCGGAGAACCTGAATCCAGGTTTCGACCGCGCCTTCGCCCGGGTCGTCGTCGAGCGTCACGCGATACAACGGCAGTCGAACCGCGGCGGGCGTCGCGTCGTCGATGTCGCGTGCAGCAGCTGGAGGCATGGCCACAAGGCCAGCTTGCGGCTTTACGGCTTCAACCTGAGCGGTCTGTCTAGATGTGTCTACGTGTGTCTATGAATCTCGTCGAAGCTAAGAAAACAGGTGCTCGCACTTGAATTGAGCCCGAGCGTGGATCTGATGTGCGCGGTTCTTCGAGACCGAGGCGATCTCCAATCGCGGCGAATGTCAGCCCTTCGTTCGCGTAACGGAGATAGACGACGACTGCCTCTCTCGGCGTGAGCAGTTGGAGGTAGTGACCATCAGACAACCACTTCGGGAATTCCTCTGACCATTCCACGGCGACCTTTATCTCATGGGCGACGTGTCATCGCAACTCTAGGAAGCTGTTCGTGGCTGGTTGTCGCTTTCCGTGGTCGGCTGGCCTATGGTCATCATCTGCAAGCAACTGGGCCAGCCGCGCGACGTCCTGGCGAAGTCGTTCGGCGGCGCCGGTGGGGATGGGTGGAGCGGAGTGGAGCGGCGGCGGGGCGGCGCTCACCTGCGCCCGTTGATGCCGCATCTGCGAGAGGACATCGCGCGGCACGCGCAGGAGCTTCGGCCCGACGCGCACCAGTTCGAGCCGGCCGCTCTTGCCCCACCGTCGAATCGTGCGCTCCGACACATCGAGGAGTACGGCGGCGCGCTGCACGCTGATCGCCTCCGGACGACTGTCATACCGGCTTGCCATTGCCCTCTGGCGGTGGGCCAGGAATCAACACGTTGATGAGGAGGTGCGGCGGCGCCCCTGTGCGGATGTCTTGCTGCACGCTGTGGAGTTGAAAGCCGCGGGCGCACGCCGGGCAGGTCGCGACGGTGAGGAAGCCGACGAGCAGCACTTGACCGCCCGTCAGGCAGTTACACGTCAGCGTGACGGTCGGGAACCAGGCGTTGACGTGGCACGGCTCGCCGATGATGGGAACGCCGCGGCGGGGGACCTGGAACGGAGCAGGGCTATCGCTCACACCGACACCTCTTTCGCAACGAAAATCATCACACATCTGCAGTTGTCTCGGCCGTCGCAATCCTTATACGGCGGCAGCGCGTCGAAGTACTCCTCCGAGTCCACCTCGAATTCCTCGCCGTCGAGTTCCTGGCAGGGATCGCACGTGTTGGCGTCGAGGATGGCGGAGTACTCGGCAAACTCGATGTGACCGCTGAACTCGGTCGCCGCGTAGGCCCGACCGATGCCGAAGGCCTCGTGGATCTCGGCGGCCGCGTCGCGGCGCGCGCCGCTCTCGGCTTCGTCGTCCAGATTCTCGACAATCCGTTGCTTAAGCGAGGTGCCCTGCAGGCCGGTGCGTCGCAGACGTAGCCCTTCGTCCATCGTGCGCGCGAGCCACGTCTCGGACTGTTTGCGCGCGGTGATCTGGGCGCTCGAGACGAGCGTCGACTTCGCCGTCCGCAGATTCTTCGCCGACGTCGGATTGTCGGCCAGTGACGTCGAGAGCTTCACGCCTTGGCGTTGCAGTTCGTCGTGCACGCTCTGCTGGCCGTACGCAAGGGCGGCGTCCTGCGCGACGCGGATCGCTTTCGTGAGGGCACTGACCTCGGGCATCTTGATGTGCCGATGGCGGAAGTCGGTGAACGGTGCGGTGTCACGGCCGTCCTTCTGCGCGATGCGGGCGGCGACGGTCGAGAGTTGGCGACGGCGGATGGTCGCGAGCTGCCCCACCAGGTGATCGCGCGCCTGGTCGAGCGCCGCCGGCAGTCCATGCAGGTCGAGCACCTTTCGCTCGAGGGCGGTGGGCTGGCGACCGAATGACCGGCCCTGTTCGAGATAGGGCGTGCGCTTCGCCGCAGCGATCGTCTCGTCAGGGTTCTTCTTCACCTTCCCTGTGCCAGCCTTGCCAGCGGGGGCGCTCGGCGCGCCGAACGGTGTCGCGACAGAGGCCGGCGTACGATCCTGGCCCTTCATGTCCTCTGGTAGTTGCGGCGCGTCCGCCAGGTCGCGGAACCACTCCTCGAGGTCGTCGTCCGGCGTGACGATCTTCGCCGTCGTCAGCTTACTGAACGCCTCGGCCAACTGGTCGAAGTCCACTGTGGCGATGTTGGTACAGAGGAGGCTCGGATACTTTCGGCCGCCCATGTTGAAATTCATGTCGCACAGGCGTTTGACGACCGCCTGCTTCAACTCGGACCCAATCTCGTTGGCTTCCCCCAGAAGGGCGTCGAAGTAGACGTCGCTCGTGACTTTCGCGGCGCCGAACGATCCGTGGCGCTGCTCGCCCTGCGCCGAGAAGGACTGCAGGATGTTGCGCGCGATCATCAGGTTGTGATGTTCGAGCGAGTCCACGAGCGTGGACGTGCCCTGGCCGGTCTGCATCGCGAAGACGTCGTATTCCACACCGAACGGCTGCACCATGTAGGCACGGTCGTGCGAGCGCAGGCCTTTGAGCGTCTGCTCGATCTTGTCGAGCGGGGCCACGGACGCTTGGTAGTCCTGGGTCAGCTTGGCCCGTGGGATGCCCACGTGGAACCGGTCGTGCCCGATCATGTCGATGCGGTACAGCTGCTGCTTCCACCACCAGTGTGGGTACGCCGTGCGCAGCGTCGAGCGGCCGTAGTAACTGTTCCCTTCGCGCCCTCGGACGTGGAGGGCGAGGCGATCGGCCGGGATGTTCCAATACCCGTACTGCCCGTTCTTGGGGGCGTACTGCTGCAAATACGCGAGTCGACCGGTCTTCACATCCTCGATCCAGCGGTAGAACGTGCGTGGCAACCGCGGCGCGAGGTCCTTCACTTTCGCATACACCGGCCCCTCGTTGTCGCCGACGGTCGCGAGGTCCAGCGTTCTGCCGGTCCGGGCGAGCTCGACGAGTTGGTGCACGCGCGCGAGGTTCGTGTCCGCGGTGCCTGGCGAGAGGGCCCAGACGATCTCCTCGGCGGAGCAGCCGAAGTCGAACTTCAGCATCGCGTTGTCGAGGACGTGTTGCCAGGACCGATCGAGCGCGTCGTCATCGATCAGATTGGCCTGGACGAAGTCCGCAATCGCCACGTCCTGCGGATCGTCCGACGCCGGCTTGACGACCCACGTGGCGCCCTTCAGCGGCAGTTTCAACATGAGCAACGTCGCGTTGACCTGCGCGTCGCTCAGCCGCATCTTGTTGTAGTTCGCGAACATCGCGAACCCGTCGAGGTCAGGGTTGTAGTCCTCGCCGGTCAGGTACCCGAAGACGTTCAGGTTGCCCGGTGTGCCGATCTGCCCGGTGGCATCCGGCGTGCTCGAGCCGCCCCAGCTGCCCGGGGCGCCGGAGGGCACATAGGCGCCCGTCCCGTACCCGGCGAGGCGTCCATCGGCGCCAAGCGCCAGCACGCGCTCGGTCGCGGGCTTCGCCGCCGAGGTCTCGAGGGTCGCCTTCACCTTCCGGCCGCGCGGCTCTTTACGCTTGGGCACCCGAGGCGTCCTTTCCTTGGAGCCAGATGATGCGACAGACGACGCTGCAGAACCATGCGTCGACCGCCCGCTCGTACACGCAAGGACCGTCCTGGCAGATCGCGCACTCGTCGGACTTGCCTCGCGTGAGACTGCCGCCGCGGCACGGCCGCGACGACTGTGCGTAGTTGGCTCGCACGCGATCGGGATGGCTCGGCATCAGAGTTCCCGGCCCATCTCGAGCTCGGTGTGCGCGGAGGCGCCCACGTCCAGCACGCCGACGGGCATGTCGGGTGCGCCAGAGATCGACAACTCGGTAATCAGCCACACGAGGGCATCCATGCGGTCCGGTGACTTCTGCCCGGGGACCCAAGTCGCCATCTGGTCCTCCAGGTCGGGGAACACGCCGACATGACGCGCGCGCTTCTGTTCGTAGAGAGCAGAGACCGGCTCCGCGCGCGTCTGCTTGCCCCGTGAGGCGTGCACCATGCGCACGTTGACGCTGGTCTTGAGATCGCGCGCCGCCGTGCGCACCACGTGCGAGACCATCTCGCCGCCGTTGTTGGCTTCGGCTACGATAAAGTCCGCCTGCAACTCCTGATAGAGCTCGACGGCCTTTTTCCCCCATTCCGCCGGCGTGTAGTGATCGCTCACATCGCGCAGGACGTACGGGAGTCCATCCGCCAGTCCGAGGCCGCCGGCGACAATGCCGGTCTCCGCATGGCCTTCGCTTGCTTCGGCGGACTGCGGTGAACTCGCCGCGGGGTCGATCGCGATGCCGATGCGCACCAGATGCGGCGCGCGGCGCACGCGGCACGCCTCGATGATTTTCAAGGTCCAGAGCGCGCCAGGCGTATCGCTGAGGAGTTCGGCGTTGAGTTCCTGGCGCCCGAGTCGCGTCCCGGCGTACAGACGAAGCAGCCGCTGGAGGAAGCGCGCCGGCAGGTTGTGATGGTTGTCGAACGTACTGCCCCGCGTGATGACCGTCATCGGGTCCTGCAGGATCTCTTTCAGCGTCGCAATCGGCCGCGGCGTGGTGGTGACGATGCCTTGCGGGTCATCGCCGAGCCGCAGCCCCATCTGCAGGTTGTCCCAGGTGTCTTGTGGGTGCTTCCACTTGCAGAGCTCGTCCGCCCAAAATTTGTGATGCTGCGGCCCGCGGAGTTTATCGGGGGTTTCTGAGGAATAGGTGAAGCCGCGACAGCCGTTCGGCCACGTTAGTGTGAGTAGCGATGGTTCGTAGATCGGCGTGAACCAGGGCGCGGCGCAGGTGATGAGTCCGCTCTCGCCCTCAATCATCGTCTTCCGAATGTCGCTCGGGTCCTTGCCGACCATGGCGATGCGTCCGTCCTCGCCGAGCTGCTCCGCCCAGATGTGCACTTGTTCGGCACCCACACGCGTCTTCCCGAATCCACGTCCGGCGAGCACCAGCCACGTCGCCCACTGACGATCCGTCGGCGCGAGCTGCTCCGGCCGGCCCCAGTACACCCAGGCATGTTTCAGAACGAGCGCTTCGTGGGGCGTCAACGACGCGACGAACGCCTCGCGTTCGAGGTGAGACCACGACGCGAGGGTGAGCGCAATGGACATCACCACGGCTCCACTCACGACCGGTCCTTGTTCGCGGTGGCGGCTGATTCCTGCGCGCGATCGGCCAGCCGCGCCAGTTTTTCACTGAGCCCGCTCTTCGCACTCTTGAGGATCTGTTCCATCTGTGCCTTGATCGGTCCGCCGTCCTTGCCCGTGTGTTCGAAGCGCTCCCGGAACGTCTCCGGGCGTTTGCCCTTCAGCAACGTGATGAGCAGCGTGTCTGAGTACTTGCGGATGAGGCCAACCCGCACGCCGCCCTGATAGACCGGCTCGAGCACACCGTCGACCGCCCGACGGCGGGCCTCTTCCTCTAATTGATCGAGAGCATCTTCGTGCGCTTGGTCGTAGAGCTTCTTGAACTCTTCATCATCCTCAAGCCACACGTAGACGGTGCGACGGCCGACCTTCACCGCTTGCGCCGACCGGAGCACATTGCCGCACTGCGCGAACTCCCGGAGGAAACGCGCCTTGGCCTTCAACGTCGCGAGACGCTGGCGTGCCTGGGCAGCAGCCGTGGCTGCGGCCGTGCGCGCCGCCCCTATCACGCGCGTGCGCGTGGACTTGCGCACGTGTGGGCGATGCCGCGCCAGCCGCGTTCTGGTGCGCGCCATCACAGCACCTGAATCGTGAAGGACCGCTTGAAGGCGCGCGTCGGGCTGTTGACCGTGGTAATGCTGTTCTCGACCGTGTACGTCCCTGCGGTCACCGCGAGGCACCAGACGGTGGTCGTCAGCGTGTCGAACGTCGGGTTGTGCAAAGTCAGGCCCGACCCAGGCGAGACGGTCCAGCTGCTCGAGACCACGGTGTCGCCGGAGGCGAGCCAGGGCGCTTTCCCATAGTCGAAGCCGAAGTCGAGGTCGTCGCCGACCGACAGCACTTTCTGGGCGATGGGGGGCGCGCTCATACCGGAAACTTCCGGGAATCTTTCGGGATAAGGATCACGCGGTCCTCATGGGCGACCCTGAAGGAACGTCCGTCGGCCGACACCACGAAGCGTCGGCTGGACGGGGTGGGCGTAACGACAAACACGACGACGGTGCTCCACCAGCCAATCGCGGGGTCGCGCGTCCCTTGGCGGACGTCGAGCGCAGGCGCCGCCGGCGTGCGGAGTCCGACTTCGGCGTCGAAGATCGGAATCCACTTCGCAACGATCGCCTCGACGACCCGCTGACTCCAGGCGAACGACGGACTCCACTCGTGGCCGCGGACGTCGAGGCGTGCACGGTCGCCGGTGCGCAACGAGGCGGCTTGGGCGGCCCAGATGGGCGCCAACTTGGCCACGTACGCATCGACGGCGGCCGCGAACCAGCCGAATTGGGAACTCCACTCGGGACGGACGTCGAGGCGTACCCGGCTGAGCGTCGGGGACCCCGGTTGCAGGCCGAGCAGCACAGCCGGCCAGATCTGCGCGGTGGTGAGCCCGCTCGGAAGGGTTTGAAAGATCCACGCCAGGTCCGGCGCCGTGAGCAGACGCCCGTCCGCTCCAGCCGGCGCGCGTGTCCGCTCACTGCGGGGCGCCGACCAAATGCCGGGCCACGTGGCGACGAGACTGTCGACGACGCGTGCCGCCGCCCCGAAGGCCGGTGCCCATTCATGCCCGCGGACGTCGAGCCCCGCGAGGCCGACACTTCGGTAGGAGAGCCCAAGAGCCTGGAGGATGGCCGGCCAGACTTGCGCGATGGTGACCGCCGGCGGCAGATTGGTGAAGATCCACGCCGGCGGCGGGAGCCAGTCCGGGCCGCGCACGTCGAGTCGCCCGCGATCGGTGGTGCGTTCCTGCGTGCGCGCGTACTGGAACACCGGACTCCAGGCGCTGACGGTGGCGTCCACCACCGGTTGCGCCCAGGTGAAGGCGGGCGACCAGTCGTGCCCGCGCAGGTCCAGTCGTAGACGCCCATCGGATCGGTAGGAAAGACCCAGACTTGACAGGATGGCGGGCCACATCTGCGCGAGCGTGAGCGCACCCGGGAGTGTCGGGAAGATCCACGCCGAGGGCACGAGGTCGAGGACGCGGGCATCGAACTTGGCGCGGTCGCCGGTCCGCTCCTGATTGCGCTCGGATTGAAACGTGCCGCTCCATGTGCTGACATCCGCCTCGACGACCGGCTCCAGCCACCCCGGCACGTACTCGCCGGACGGTGACAGCGTGGCTCCAGCGCGTCGACCCTGCGACTGCAGGGTGAGCCAGATCGCCGGCCACATCTGGGCCACGCTGAGGCTCGGCGCTTCGATCGTGACGATCCAGGAGAGGTCGGTGGGCAACGCGCCCCAGCGAACGTCCAGGCTGGACGCAGGGCGCGTCCGCTCGCTCCCCAACGCGCTCGAGAAGGCCGAGATCCATGTGCGCACGACGGTATCGACGGTCGCGGTCGACCACCCGGACGTCGGGGCGTCCGGCTGGCGGACGTCCAGGAGGGCCCGGTTGGCGCTGCGGTACGAGCTGAGCGCTTGCAGGATCGCGGGCCACTGCTGCGCGACGGTGCTCCCGGGCAGATTGAAGACGATCCACGCAACGTCACGCAGCCAATATCGCACGTCGAGCGGGGGACGAACGCGGGTTCTCTCGCCG